GATCTGTCCACCGTGCCTGTGCCGCCTCGATCCACGCGGTCGGTATCACCTGCCACGGGTCGTCGTCCATGCCCGCCTCGAAGTCGCCCATCAGCATTTGCGAGCGCAACGGCTCGGGCAACGCTTGCAGCACGGTCAGGTAGCCCGTGTTCATCAGAAACGGGTTGTCGGATATGCGCGAGGGGATAAACGTGCGCGACTGCGGTTTCACGATGTCCTGGGGCGCGTAGTCCTTCGCGTCGAAGTCGTAGCACGGCTGCCCGTCCACGATCACGAACGACGCTGGGCTATCGACCCATAAGTCGCGGCTGACCCCGTTCTCGCCCGGCACCACGCCGACGTAGCGTATCTCGCCGGGTAGCGCGCGCTTGCCCACAAACCGCTTGTCGATCCACGGCGCAAAGAAGGCCACGATCCAGCGCCCCTCCGCGCTTGTCGGGGGGTTAAAGGTCATGAGCGTCTGGCACTTTTGCCCCGGCGTCGTTGACCGCACCCAGCCCATGAGAAAACGCACTTGCGCTTCGAGCATGTTGGCCGCTTCGTCAAGCACGAGAAGGTCTTTGGGTCGGCCTTGGTATTTGCGCTCATCGCCCAGGTTAGGCACTGAGCAAAGCTCGATCTGACGCTTAGGCATTCGCCAGATGCGCTCCTGCCCGTTGTAGCCGTCGCGGTGCCCGACCAGTTCCACCAGGCGGTCGATCACGGCGGTAAGCTCGGTGCCCTCGCGTCGGAATATGGCGATGCGCTCGTGTTGCGTGAGCGCCTTACCGCATGCTAGATCGGTCTTGCCGCCACCGGCTGCGCCCCCGAAGCCGATCACATCCGCGTCCGAGAAGTACGCCACCGACTGCGGGCCGGGCAGTGGCCGCCACGCTACCGAGGCCAGATCATCGGCCAACAGCGCGTCAAGCTCTTCGCGCTCGGCTTTGGTCAGGTAGCTCGTAAGCTCTTGCACCTCGGCGGCGTTCATGCCAGGTCGCTCACGTCGTCATCGCTTGGCAGGTTGTTGCTTTTGCGTTGTTGCGCCAGCGCCAATAGCGCCGAGATGCGTGCCGCCTTGCGCGTGTCATCAACCAGCGCCAACGGGCCACCGTCCGCGCCCGTGACCTCTTGCTTGTCGCCAAACTTGCGCCGACGGTAGCCCTTGAGCAAAAACATCGCCAGGCTGTCGGAATACTTGCGCACGGTGCCGACTTCCGCGCCCTGGTAGAACACCGGCTCGTCGGTGCCTTCAAACGCGCGCCTTCGGCACTCGGCCTCAAGCGCGTCGTAGGCTTCCTCGCAGGCGTCCTCGCACGCGGCCTCGAAGTCAGCGTCGCGTTGCTTCAACCGCATGACCGTGCTGTACGGCACACCCACCGCCCGCGCGCTCTCGGCGTAGTTGAGCGATGTGCGTAAATGTTGCAGAAAAGGGTTGACCCACGGATTTTTCTTTTCCATGCCCTGACTTTAGCAAAACGTCAAGCCGTTATCCGCACGACCTTTTGAACCGCGCCGGATGCTGCGCGCGTATTCGTCCGACGCAGATGTCGCGCACGGTGCTTTTCGACACCGTAACCCCGTCGTCAAACTTCGCCGCAATGTCGGCGTAACTCAAGCCCTCGTCCCGCAGGTACAAAATCAAGTCGATGTCCGCGTCGGTCAATTTTGCCCGGTGGTGGTCTTCCCCGATCCTGTAACCGGCGGCGTTTACAGCCACGATTTTCTTGGTCATAAACGCTCGCCCCTTTCTTGCAAAAAATTGCGAATTAGTAATTTTTTACGCTTTCCCTCACTTGCAAAATTTTGCAACTTGCAAAAAATTGCGACTTCACCCCCGAAAGTGCTTGGCACCCATGTCACCCTGGCACCCATCTTTTCCTATTGTTTTCCCCAAAAATTACACTGTTACATTTAGTTACGTAGTTAGTGGTCACTAACATGGGTTTTCATCTTTTTTATTTTCTACCGTCTATCTATATAAAAGATGGGTGACAAGGGTGACAAAGGTGCTGCCGCCTCGGTAAATTGAATGTCACCCATCTTTTCGCCTTTAGCCTTTGGCACCCATACTTGGGTGACAAAAAAGCCAAAAACGAAAGCGAACTTGCAAAAAACAGCAAATTCGCAGGTTTTTGCAGATTCGACTTGTTACGACTTGTTAATGAATTGTTAATTAGCATATGGTAATAATTTGTAACAGTGTCAACTTCGTTAATTAGCATATGGTAAGAATTTGTAACAACGCAAAAAATTGCAAGTTCAGCGCGACTATCCACGCTCGAATCTGCAATTAAATGCAGATTGACCCAACTCGCAAATTTCTGCACGTCCCCAAACTTTCACCCGATGCCCCCCTTCCCGCACGGTTGTTTTCCCATAACCCAACGCGCGCAACACCCTCGCGGCGCGTAGTTCGTCTTTTCTTGCCAGTTGATGCACCCCCAAACCGAGGGCTTCTTGCATCAGCCGATTGATCTTGAATAGGGTGTCCTTGTTAGCCGGTGCGCAATCATCCACGCCCGCCGACTCGTCAAGCCAACGGCCAATGGCGTCCTGCCAAGGGTCAACAATAGTGTGTTCATCATGCACACTTTCAGCCAAGTGTTGCGCGTCTGACCACTGCACACCGCCCTCGGTGAAGCGTGCGGCGGCCTCTGCCCACAACTGTTCTACATCGGCGCGTATAGCCTCGGTATCGACCTCACCCACGCGAATCGGCAGCCACCGGCGGTTGCCGGTCTCATCTGCCAGGAACTCGTCATTGTTGGTGGTGCCGACAAACACCAGGCGGCGCGGGTACTTGATCGAAAACTCGCGGTACTTCGGCACCCATTCCTCGTGGGTGCGGGTAATGAACGCCTTGATGTGTTCGATCTCACGGCTGTGCAGGCCGCGCAGTTCGCCGATCTCGCCCACCAGCTTGCCGCGCATACGACGCGCCATTTCGATCTCGCTGTCGTCGAACTTGACCTCCATAAAGAACGCCTGGTCGGGCACCATCGCCGCCACGCCGGTCGTCTTGCCGACGCCTTGATCGCCCACCAGGATCGGCACCATGTCGGCCTTGACGCCCGGCTCCAGCACGCGCCCGGCCATCGCTGTCCAGATATACAGCCCGCAGGATTGTGTATAAGCGCTGTCCTGCGCTTTGAAGTAGCGCGTCCAGAACTGCTCGACGCGCGGCACGCCGTCCCAGCGCAGGCCGTTGAGCCACGTTTGCGCGCTGTCGAAGCGGTTGTCGTCGGCCACCATGACCACCACGTCGCGCATCAGCTCGCGGCCTATCGGCTTGAACCCGCCGCCTTCGAGTCGTATGCGCAAGCGCACGTAATCGGCGTCGGTGAACGCGCGCCAGTCCTCGGTCTTGTGCGGTGCCAGCATCAGCTCGTCGGTGAAAGCGTCGTAGCCAATGCGCACGCCGCTCACGTCGTCACGGCGCAGTGCCATCTCGACGTTGCCCACGGTGGCTAGAATCTCCCCGTTTTTGTTCCGCTGGAACGGGGGCAACATCGGGGGCAACCCGTCGCCATCGCCCGTGCCGCCCTCCACGACGGCAAAGTCCTCGGCCACGTAGCCCACGGCTTCGAGAAAGTCGCCGTCGGTGCGGTGAGCGCAGTGCGAGTGCAGGCAGTGGAAATGCCCACGCTCGAAGCCGCCCACCCCCGCCGGAAAGTACGACGTTGAGGTTTCGTTCTGGGTCGTGTGTTCGTGTTCCCACGGGCAAGTGATGTGCGCCCTGCCCTGGGTGTCGAAGCTCTTGACCCAGCCCTTGCGCTCCAGGAACGCCAGCACGTCGTCCTGCGCGGTGTCGCTCGCCTGGCGCGGTGCCACCGGGCGCACCGGGGCGCGGGTCTGGACGCTCGACGTGGCGAACGTGGCGGCCAACGCCTGCCACACGGCCTCGAACTCGCCCGCGGTCAGGTACGGCACGTCCTCGGGTACGCCGCCGTCCCACACGTAGCGCTGCCCCTTCGGGTGCGTGCCCACGGCGACGAACTGCTGGCCGGTGGCAAGGAACTCGATCACACCGCGGTCGGTGCGCAGGATGCGCTTTGTCCAGGCGCCTTCGAGCTTGAACGCAAGCAGGCACTTGCCGCTATCAGGGCGGTAGCGCACGGGCAACTGCCCGACGATCATTTCGACACAATCGCGCACCAGCCCCGCCGCGGCAGGGTCGTCGATGTCGATGTCAATGGCGCGCACCAGCCGGGTCTGAACGCAGACACCGAGGTCGCTGTCGCGCTGCCAGCGCACTACGTCAGCGTCGGTGCTGTATGTGTTCGTCCAGTCGGGGATGCCCACGACCTTGCGGTCGCGGTTGTAGCGACTAGGGGTTTTCCCCAGGTCGCGCATTTTGCTATTGGGCGAAATGATGGCGCTCGGGTTGCTAACCACGGGTAGTAAATCTTCGACTACCCCCCAGGCGCAGAGGCTTGTCCACTCTTCGGGGGTGGCTCCCCAGACGGAATTGCTCATGCCCCCGCCCCGGCTAATTGTTTTGGCCGGTGGCGGTCGGGTCGGTCGGGTCGGTCGGGATGAAATCAAAGTCGCTGGCCACCGCTTTGCTTCCCAGGCATTTCTGGGCAAACTCGCATTTGCGGCAGGACTCGTTCAGGTCGGTTCGGTAAAGTCGCGGCAAGCGCCCACCGCTTTCTTTGTGCATTGCAGCGGTAGCGTGTTCCAGCCTAGCGGCCAGATCGGGGCTGGCGTCGCGGAAATTGCCCGCGAGGTGGTACAGGTACGACCGCGTTGTCTCGGCACGGCGCGCCAGATCGAACTGTTCCTCGGGCTTGGCCGCCTGCATCCATTTTTTAATGACTGTCATCTTCATCGTGTTAATCTCCAGTAGCCCCTAGACTTTAGCAATTTGCTAAAGTCTTGACAAGTGCTTGAAAACAACAACGCGGTTGTGATAGTCTTTAACAATGTCAAGCGTCTTTGAGATACGCAGAGACAATTTGCGCCGACTCATGAAGCAGTGGGGCGGCCCGACCAGCCTGGCGAAAAAGCTGGGGCATAGTAACGGCAGTTACCTTGCGCAACTGGCAGGCCCGCATCCTACCCGCGACTTGAGCGAAAAAACGGCCAGGGACATCGAGCGCCGGTTGCAACTACCCGACGGCTGGATGGATCACTGGCACAAAGGAACACCGGGGCAACCCGACACCGGCGCGCTCATCGACATCATCGCGGCAGTCCGTGATGTGCTTGAAGCAGAGGGCGTGAAGGCGCAACGCGCGAAGGTAGAAGAGATCGTAACCCTCGTTTACGAGCGCTTGCAAGAAGAGGGGTCAGTCAATACCGATTTTTTGCGTCGATTAGTCAAACTGCTAAAGTGAGCGGTGTCATGGAGATCGAAACCAAACAGCGTATAAAGTATCTGATCGAGCATGGCGGGTTGTGGGAGCAGGCCGAAGACAGAAACACCCGGACGCATCGCCGGATGCTCGCCGCGCTTGCTGTTATTGTCGTCCTGGAAACGCTGCAAGCGCTGCGCCAACTTATAAGCTGAAACAGCGTCACCCGTTTTGGTAGCCTTTGCCCGCCCTGCGCGGGCTTTTTTTTTTTTTTTGACTAAAAAACAACACTACATAAAAAACAGACAAGCCCTTGTTTTGACAAGCGTATTCGCACGTGCTAAAGTTTGTTCCGTAGTGTTCAACAACCTTTTACCTTTTGGAGATCATCATGAACCGCAACGAAAAGCTAGTCGCTTCGCGCTACATCCCGAAAAACGCCACCGTTATCAAGTCGAAAAAATCTGAAAGTGTTGTGTATATGTTCCTCAGCATCTCGGGCGCGCCCTGCGCCATTGGCTACGCGGGCAAGGCCAGAAAACCGGCGTTCAATCATCGGTACTTGACCGCCAAAAGCCGCCTGGCGCTGGTGACGAAATGGTTGCAAAACGAAGACCGCGCGCAAGCATATAGGGACGAGAAAAAGGCCAAGGAAAAGAAAGCCCGCGAGGAAGGGCACGACTTGCAGGTCGGCGACGTTTTGACGGGGCAATGGGGGTACGACCAAACGAACGTCGAATACTACCAAGTGACCGCGCTCATCGGCAAGCGCACGGTCGAGATCAGAGAAATTGGTCGCATGATAGAACGCACGGGCTTTATGAGCGGCCATTGCGTACCGTCCCCCAACGCCTTCACCACCGCTGCCCCGCTGCGTCGGGTAGTGGGCACCGCCGGGGGCGTGAACCTTAACGGATGCTGCCGCCTGCATAAGATGAAGCCGGTGGAAGTGGCCGGGGTGAAAACATATAACACCGCATCGTGGAGCGCTTACGCTTAACCCCTTTATTTGACATGCGTTTTAGCA